CTTCAAGTCCCAAAGTATTAGTTGCAACCGCATCAACATCTATTCTTATAACATCTCCTGTAGTAACTGTATTATTCGCTCCTACTACATGAGGAGTGGCGGCAGTGGAAGAATCCTTTTCATTCAAGTCAATCGTAATAGCTGTAGATAACATGTCTACAGCATCAGTTAAATTATGTAACTGTACTGTTGTTATACTCCCTCCTGTACCAACAGTATACACGTGGGCTTCCGCATTTTGTAATTTTCTATTGTTTAATGGGGATGGAATAGTTACATGAGTAATACCATTACCCACACTTGGCCCTATAGTATCCGCTACACATTTTACAATTAGAGTTCTTTCTACAAATGGAGTAACATTGGAGGGCAAAATAGACCTAGTAGTAGAAGAAGCACTATCATAAAAAGATAACTTATCTAGCGCAATATCAATACCTGTATCTGTCGTAAGATTAGGAATTATCTCTTGCTTGTTACTATCTATACTAGTAAGGTTTCCATCCATCTCTACAAATGTAAGAGGAGAACCCTTAACTTCTCTAAGTGTTAGTGTAGTAGCCATAATTAATCGTTCTCTGTATATCCAGATACCCAGTAGTAGTTTTGCACATAAGGAAGAGGCCCGTAAGGAAAGTCCCTTGGTTGTGGCTCATAGAATTTCCTTCCATTCACCATTCTATACGCAACACGTCGAGAAGAATAATCTCTTCTACCTATTCTTCTTAATCTCCTCATTAATATGCCGCCTCTATTTCGGGTTCTAAAACTCTCCCGCGCCTCATTCTAGGAGGCACTGCATCCATATCATATATCCTAGATAAAGCATCTAGAAAATCTGGATGAATAGTGGGAAATAAATTGTACTCATTATCTTTCATCCACTTGGTAAGATCATATGTCTTACGATTCTCATCTATACATATAATCTTTTTAGAGATAAGAAATGCTTGATTTTTATCTTTGTAATCTAATTGATTAGAAGTCAAGTATTTCTCATCTGTAGGATAAGGAAAGTAGAAAGAACCATCCTTTAAATCTGGCTCCAGTCTTTGTATCCTGTCTTTCTTTGATTGAGCACCACCACCCCCAACCCAGTTTAACTCATATATTGGAAAACTACTTCCATCAGATTGCATCATGGCCTTAAAATGCTCTATATCGGTTTGAGCACCATATCTCTCATACCCTACTTTAACTTCTCTAACCCCAGCGGCCCTCTTCCATTTTGTTCTAAGACGCTTGAGATAGTCCCATTTCTCAGACAAAGTCATTCTATGGCAACAACCGTCAACAAGATACTTATTATAGTTAGCATCAATCCCAACTACAGCCATAGCGGTTCTATTCGATTCTTTTTTCTTAGAATGAGCAGGGTCAACCATAATATAAATATTCATGGTATAAGGGCGAACTTCCCACTCTCGCCACCAATCATCCTTAAATGATACATCACTACCAGCTATTGGATTTAATAACTGCTGACACGCTACCGTATACGTAGATGTTGTCTTCTTTATCTCTTCCCATCTCTCTTTGGTTAGAAAGATTGGGTCTCCATCCATCTGACCATTATATGTAGCGGGATGTACTCTAGGTTTTACCGCCGCCCTTTGAAGAATTGTTCCGTAGGTATCTCCATAAGAGTATCGAGTACCCGCATACTGATAACGAGGATTATGAGTTTGCCCCAAGTTAAGAGACAACTCCCATTGGGTTGTAGTCTTCTTAATTTGCTCAGGAGTTGAAACAGATTCCTGAACTACAACATCATCATAAATAATAAGGGCAAAATGTCGTCCAGTAGGTTGACCATCGACAAGTCCGTGAGCCTCAACTGTTTGCTCTTTAGGATTAGACTCACGCTTGACACATATACCTTCGTTCTCAGCCCACTTAGGCGCTTGCTGTTTTGGCTTTTTGTAAAGTATATCTGGAAATAATTTTTGTAACCGTTCATTGCCCTCAAACTCCTGCATAATCTGACGCAGGAACGGCTTGGCCTGACGAGCCGAATAGGAAAGAATTCCTATCGTGATGTCAGGATTACACAATACTTCCTGTACGCATCCTAAAAAAGTAATTATTGACGATTTGTAATGGAACCTCGCCCAAAGGTCGAGATAACTGTCTCTGGCGTTTTCAACTTCTCTGCATCTATCGTATATCCACGGATGTAACATATCGTGACGATTGCAGATAAACACACCAAGGTAGTAACGATCACACTGAGAGAGAGTCCTAATAAAAGAATCATCAATATTAGGATCACGGTGGCATTGAGCATAAGCCTCAATCGCTTCTTCGTATGAAACTGTTTGGAGATACCCTGCAAGTTTAATCGCGGCTTTCGCGCTATCATTATCTACCAGAACGCTTTCTGCGATCATGTCTTGCATATTCTTTCGATACCCTTATTGGTGGACATTTTCCTTTGGCTTTCTTACGCCCTCTGGGTGTGGCGCACATCGCCATAAATCTGGCTTGCTTCTTTGTTTTGCTGGGCAATCTTAGGCTCCTGACAATGCCGCTTCATAGAACTCCCAGAATCCATCTGGATCAGAGACAAGCGCCCATAACTCATCACCACTTAAAGGCCCAAATATCTTTGGATACTTTTTGGCAAAGGCCATCAACCCCCAGAATCCACCACTTACATCCTCTTTAGGATGTGTTGGTTGACCCTCTCCTTCGTGTTGATATTCTCCCTCTTCCATTTTCTTTAATGTTTCAGCGAATGTATCAGCATTACCAAGACCTTTCCGATTTACGAACTTCTGTGTTCCTTCTCCAAGGATACCTAAAAACGGAGAAGGTGACGCTATATTAGCGCCAAACTTTAAAGCGCGATTTACACCAATAGTTCTAGCGTAAACTTGTCTGAATTTATTGGTATTCGTTATTTCATTTCTCAGGCGCATCTGTTTATGGGTTAATTGTTCTCCATTAACAACTGGTCTTGTAAGACCCCACCAATCCATCGGTCCCCATTCTGATTCAAAGTCATCTTTCCATGCTTGGCTATGTTGATCTAGACGCTTTTCGTTTTCTTCAGGAGTTTCATCATTTATCAGTCCATTCCATTTGCCATAGTTAGTTTTCTTAGTGGTTTTTTTGGTAACAACTTTAGGAACATCCACATAATCATAAGAACCGCTTAATCCTTCCATACCAACATTAACAGGATTCTCTACCCAGTCCTTCCATTGTTCAAGTGTATTAAGTGGAACATCTGTTCTGGGACTAGGAACATTAATTTGACCAAGAGGTCTATCTTCAATATTAATTGTAGGTTGATACCTTCCAGCACCCCAAGCACTCTCATCTTCTACAAATGTTGGTGCTCCCAGATATTCTCCAGCACCCCAAGCACTCTCGTCTTCTACAAATGTCGGGGTTCCACTATATGTAGGCATATTACCACCACCCAAAGGTGGCCCCATACCCATTTGTTGCTGTTCTATGTACGCTCCTACATCTCCACCTATACCCCTTGGGTCTGGCATTCTTGTTCGAGACATCGAAGGAGAAACACTAGCTCTTCTAGTTTCTTGCGCCAAATTATCCATATATTCTTTCTGTTGTTTTTTAAAAGCCTCTACTTCAGCTTTAGTAGCAACCGTATCCTCCTGATTTAATAATCCCTGCTCTTGAGACAAAAGATTAGCCCAAGCGTCGACTTGCTGTTTGGATAACATGGCATTTATAGACGCCGCCTCTTCTTCAGTAGCCTGAGTATCCTCACCTCTTGCTTTAGCCAGAAGAGCCTCGAATCTAGCTATACTTTCGTCCATATCTTTACTTAGATTCTTAGCTTTTTTATTAAGTTCCTTAAAACTTTTATGAAGTTCTGCATTAGTTTCAGATTTCTCTCCATTAGCATCAGTCTCACGCTCTAATGGTTCAACACGTGTACCTTGCATAGAAGTTACGCCCGGAATATCTCCTTGAGCCTGTGCTACAGCGGCGGCAAAATATTCATTTGTTGAAAAATCATCGTGGCCCATATCAATACCCCTTAGACTTTACCTTCTTACCAGCTTTCTTAGCATAAGACTTAGCGGCTTTCTTTCCCTTTGCAGTATAGGGAAACTTTTTCTTTCCTACTTTTGGCATATCAGTGTACCTGTTTTGGGAAAATCGCCGCTGAGTCTTGGTGGATTCAGAAGGGACGTGACAACGTAGACAACAAAAGATTTAATCACGCCCTATGGCTCTTGATGATGGTCAACCGATTCAAGTGGCATTCAGCAT